CGGGTATCTATTCGTTTTGTCTTATCCTCAAACAAACCCGCCGTTACGAAACTCAAGGCAATTTGGCCCCAACGACAGCGGAAGAAGTAGCGGTTCGCGATGCGGAAGAGTCTGATTGGGCAAAGGTCAATATTGAGCCCATTCCAGCAGCGCGTGAGTCAACCACAATTACGGAAGACCAATTGGTCGGTCTAGTTTCAAGGAACTTGACCTATATTGAAACAAAAGGCGGTCAAACTATGAACGTACTTTTTATCAAATCCAATTTGGCCCTTATTCCAGCACATATTCTCGAGGATAACACTGGGAAGAAAGTAAAGGACGAACTGATCGTTAAGTTCGTGCGGTATGCTGATAACCTTACTAGAGGTACATGGCAAGCTCGCATTTCTAAGTCTTTCTCTTACAGAGTTCCAAACAATGACTTGAGAATTGTATGGATTCCGAATTCGCCCTCTTTCCGCGATTTGACCAAATATTTGACAGAAGACGTTGTCACACGTAGTCTATTATGCAAATTTTTGCGGAAACAAGAGGATGCAACAATGAAAATTTCTGACGTCCGTTGTAAACTTCACGAGGAAGGTTACGATTACACACTTGATTACAATACGTTTTACGGATTGTGCGGTTCCGTCCTTATTGGAGCAGGCAAAAGTAATGTAATTTTGGGCATTCACACAGCAGGTCTAACTGGTATACCAGAAGGCCGTTCGTCGTGGGTGCTCAAACATTACATCACTGATGCGGAAGCCTACTTGTCTAAGGTACCTGGATATTGTCCAGCAGCTTCTGAGGGCACAATGGAAACGCGTGTGTATGAGAAACAATTCTTTGTCTCAAGTGATGTCCACCCGAAAAGTCCAACCAATTATCTTGATAAAGGGACGACTGTGCAGGTGTATGGGCAATGCATTGGACGTGCCACTGCCGTTTCTTCAGTAGTTCCAACCGTCATTTCGGAAGTTGTCACTGAAGTAACCGGCGTTCCTCGCCAGCACGGTCCCCCGAAGTTCAAGGGACCTGATGGCAAGTCTTCCTGGCATCCTTGGCGTGAAAGTTTAAACAAGAGTGGCAAAACCACAATTGGTGTCCCTGGCCGTGCGTTAATTCGTGCTGTCGAGGATTATCAACGCCCTCTTATTGGACTTTTACACCAACAAGCCTGGTGGCGTACGGAAATCATGCCGCTTAGCAAAGTACAGAATGTTAGTGGTATTGATGGCAAGAAATTTATCAAAGCCATGCAACCTAGCACTTCTGTGGGTTTTCCTTTGTCTGGCTCCAAATCAAGTTATATGGTAGATTTGGATCCTGAGTTATTTCCATCGCATTCTTGTCCGCGTGCAGTAGACGACATGTTTTGGAAAGAAGCTCAAAATATGGAGCGTAAGTATCTTTTAGGTGAGAGAGCTTATCCCGTGTTCAAAGGATGTTTAAAGGACGAACCCACCAAGGTCAGCAAGGACAAAGTAAGAGTATTTCAAGCTGCTCCATTAGCTTTTCAACTTTTGATTAGGAAATATTACTTACCAAT